TAGCTGCTCAATTTCATTTGCTGTTGATTTGTCTGGGATGTAACATGATATTGATCCATTTATTGGCTCAAACTTACCAGAATATGCTGTTGAAGGCGATCTTGCAGCAAGACCGTGACCAAGCTCAATACTTCTTGCTATTGTGAATTCAAGGTCTGTGATATAATCAATCGCACTTATGGCCCCTATCGAATATGAAAACTCATGGGGCTTCCATGCTGTTGCATCATCAATCGTGACTGTTGTTGGTGCTGTGAAGGGATCGTTTAGATCTAAATCCTTTCCGATAATATCAAGTGATCCTGATATTGGCTCATTTAATCCCATCTTGAACGATAGGCTTTTTGCATAGCATCCGAGGATCTGTGTCAGTTTATCGTTTGTTCCCTTCATCATACATGATGCTGTGAAGGGCAATGGAGTTCCAGATTGTGTTATTGTCCATGTATAAGGCGCCGATACTTCAACTGGATCCTTTGCAGCAATTGATCCCATTATAATTGCAAACGGCAATGCGCCGTTGTAGACAAAGTTTATCTTACCTCTTGCTTTTGCAGTGTGATATGATATCTCTGAAGGATATGCCATTGCTGCCGGATTTACAGCAGTGATCTGATTTTCAAAGCCATATTCGTATTCTGAATCTAATCCTAATAGTTCAATCGCCGCCGTAGTTGGCGCTGTTGGATCAACACCAGTCCCCCAAGAGCTTTCTTTTTTTACAAAAACGTCTCCTTTTGTATATACCATAATTTTCACCTAAGTATCTCGTACCTCACAAGGCACGTCTATTTTCATTGCATTAACAGAGATACCATTTCTTTCAGTTGCGGCTAAATCCCAACTGATTTCTCTGCCATTAAAAGTACCAAAATAATCGCATGTTGCAGCACCGTTACTATCCAATAATCGTGGATTAGCTGCAACTGCAGCTATTATTCCCTGATAGATTGTATCTATCTGGGACGTTGAAGTTGTCTGTTCTTCAAATATTGTGAATCTAACATAAAATGAAGTTTTTTTGTGGGGCTGGCTCAAAGAAACTGAATCCACACTTGCAGCAATTAGATCAATATTGACTTCAAGTGATCCAACTGCAGTCGTGAGCTTTGTGGGCCTACTCCAAGTTTTTACTACTGTTAGGCCACTATATGCTGCAAAGATCCTTTCAACATTTGTTAAAAATGCTATTGGGCCAAAAGTCATGTGAACACGTACCCCATCTTTCCACCAAGCGCTTTCTTGATATCTTGCATCCTGCGGGACCACTCACGTTCAGTTTTCTTCTCTTCGCTAAATTCCATACTTACATCATAAACAGACCCAGCGTGATGTCTTGTTGCAGCACTTCCTTTTGATTTCTCTTCAGAAAATGATGCTTGGGAATATTTTTGTGCAACAAAAAGTGTGGAGTATTCTGATGCCAACTTTCCTTCTGTTGAATCCACCGCATACCCATAAGAGAGGGTAACTGTCATTTTGCTTTTACCTGGGATAAAAACAGTTGTTTCGGCATTTGAGGTCAGTATGATCTTATTATAATCTAGTATTGTATAAGATGGCGTAACTGTGATGCCATCGATTGTTAATGCCGAAAGTGTCACCAGGGGCGCATAATCTTCCAGGTAGTAAGCGTTGCTTCTAAGGCCTGCATATGCTTCATAATTGTTGCATGTTGCAATCTTTTCCCTTGAGACATCAATTGATTGGCTTGTGATCGTTGTGCTTTTGAACTTCTTTCCAGTGTAGTTCTCAATGTCGTTATCTGCTTCATCAAGCCAGGAGTAATGAACATCATTTGCACTTGCATTCAAGAAGTCGCATACTTTTTTAGGGCTTGTATAATTGCCATAAGTCATTGTGTACAAAGTGGATTTCAAATTTGCAGCATGTGATGATGATATTTCATTTAATTCAGTTGATGCAATTGTGCCGGCTGCAATTAGTGTTGCAGTATATCCTGTAAGTAAATTTATTGCAGCAATAAGCTCCGTTAGCGTATCATAATTTGCATTTGATAGAGGGAATGTTCTTGTAGTAGAGTCCACTAAATAGAGGGTGCCGCCTTCAAGGTATGCTGTGCATGTTGCGTTAGATCCGGTATAAGTTATTGTGAAGGCTCTCATTAGATTACCTCGAATACTTTGAGTAACACTGTGAATCCAAGGCCGGCCATTAGAATCTCTAGGATAGTCAAAGCGCCACTTGCCTTATTCTGCCAAGTTTCAAGATCATCTACCCTAACACAAAGATTTTGGGTATCTTCTTTTTGGGTAGTAGCGTTCTTTTTTATCCATGAAACATCAGTTTCTATTTTAGCCAAGCTTTTTTGGATTTCCATTATCGCCTCCGTTATTTGCGGCATGTCCACGATTATTCCCCCTAATCTTGATTTATGGGCCGCATATTACGGTCATACTAGATCCATCAGAGTATGCAACTTCCCATTTTGGATATTCATACAGCTGCATCCCAAATAGGACATCTGCAATAGTTCCAGAAATTGATACATATGGGCTGTGAACTTCTGAAACTGTTCCCCCTGCAGTGAGTGTCACTGAAGTTGCCTTGATGGAAGTTATTGTCTGATTATCTAATGTGCTAGTAGATAATCTTGCTTTCTTTTGTTCTGCAATCTGGCTCGACCAATCAACAGTCATGTTTGAAGTTGCTTCAAGTGCTGTTTCAAGTGCGCCAAACGTTAGATAATTTGTCGTGGTATAGCTGTTTTGCTGTGTGTCAAGAACTGTGTAAATTGTGGATCCATTGACATCCTGGGCAGAAACATCATTCAATCTTGCACAATTCACATCTTCTGTGATATTGTCCCATCGTGCAATAGTTATATCCTCTCTTGCTTCAAGAACTGTTAGGAGTTTTCCAAGTGTGTTATAACTTGAGTTCGTTATGTCCCATCTGGTGTTAGTTACATTTGCATCTCTTGTAATTATGAAATGCGTTGCATTGATGTCAAGTGTTGCAGCGGTATATCCCTGGACGGATATGTTGAAATCTTTTACATCGTCCAGATCTATTGTGATTGTGCCACTGTTGATAGTGATCTTTGCGGTGTTGCAATCTCCGCCATAATTAACGGTGCAAATGTTTATGGCTGCCATTGCTGGCGATACCATTGCGGCCAAAAATAAGGCCAATAATATTGTTATTGTGATCTTCTTCATCTTATCCCTCCAAAAAAATAAAAGGGATTAATAACCCTCTGCTCTCCAGTATCCGTCCACGCCTGCAGTCGTGACTATTGCCACTGCACTACCATCACAAGGGAAAGTTTCATTTACAGTGCATTGATCAGCAGCAACACTGGATCCACTTGGTGTTAGGGTGATAAACTCACATACTGTAAGTCCAGTATTGATATCCCCTCCAGTTTCGCTACCACTTGCAGTAAATGTCCCCTTTGTGACTATTTTGTCACCGGATTTGCCATAACTTGTTATCGTGCTTGAAAATGCCATTTATCTCATTCCTCTTTCTTTTCCTCTTTCTGTGGAGTACCACGTTTGGCCTTTGGTAAGTTTCCAAGATCAACACCGTCTATTACAGTGAATCCTCCCTTTTCTTTGAACATCTTGATATCTGCTTCATTTTTTACTTCAGCTTCCCTACCTGGAGCATTGAATCTGTATCTAAGGCCCGATACCCCTTCATAACTGTAAAATGTTTCAGGTCCGTTATATCTCACTTTTGTCATCTAATCCCCTCTAAAAAATAAAAAAGAGGATTATGCTAATCCTCTAATCTTTCCCTGTGCAGCAAATCTGTCACACCAGATTTCTCCAATCCAGGAGAAGACTCCTTCAGTTCCAAACTTGTTTTGGATAAATGGATCGGATGTTTCAATGTATGTGATTGGCTTCAAGTTTTCAAGTGAGAGATGGTCTAGATCTAGAATGTAAATCCTTGAAATGGTATCTTTGACAACATTGTTGGATCTAATGATAGGTATTCCGTTGAAAGTTGCAACTGGAATTCCGGCTTCCTTACCTCTTACCTTGATACCATTAACGTTGAACTCAACATATGCGTCAGGAGTGTAGACTTCTTTTGGCCTTTCTAGCTTGTTGATTCTTGCAGCGGTATCGTATCCTGTCAAAATGACTTTGTTCTTGCTTGAGTCCCAATATGGCTCACATGCAGCAATTACATCGTCAATCATAGAAAGTGTGAGAGTTCTGTCTGTTTCAGTTCCAGATGATCCACCGTGGGAAACTTGAGCATCGGTCCATGTTGCCCCGGCATCTCTATCAATGCCGTAAACGTCTGCTTCGTTAGTTGTGAGTTCTGTACCATCAAGTTCATCTTTTGATGCAATAATCCTATCAAGAGGTGTGATAATTGTTCCATCTGTTGCAGCGCCATCAGCGTCTGCAAGTATGTTCCTGTTCAAAGTGTTCTTGAATTCTGCAGCTGTGAAGTTGATGATGTCCACCCACTTGGCAGTATCATCTTTGCCCTCCAGGAGCCTTTCAATTTCGGACATGTTTGTTGATCTTGCAACTGTGTGTGGCGAGACTGTTACCTCTGCGAAAGTTGGCTTTTTAGTGTCAGGTATTGCGCCTGTTTCAGTTACATCTCCACCAGTGGTCTGTCCTGCGGCAGTCAGTGCCCTGTAGCCTGACTTTGCCCATGCCCTCTTTGGAAGGAGGGAAAACGCATTTGATTCTAGAACGACCTGAGAGTTTAGCGTTGCGCCAAATAGAATATTTCTAATCCCCGTAGTAGATGTGATAATTGGGGCGTCTTCTTTCTGTATAAGGAAGTTGTCTATCTCCTCATCAAGTTCACTCATGCTCTTTGTTTTCTGGAGGACTTTGACATCAAAGCCAGAATCCTTGAGTGGTTGCCAGTAATAATAATCTAACATTGCCTCATAACTTTTAAAAAATGGTGCTGTCATATTTTTCACCTTAGCTCAATTTTTGCAAGTGTTGCGGTAAGCTCTTCAGTTGTTGGCTCTTTTACCTCAACATCTTTTGACTTCTGGACTGCGGTAAACTCTGCTTTGAGTTCTTCCCTGATTTCGTCCTTCATCTTTGTCATATCGACCGTGATACCTTCGGGCTTTTTTTCTTCAGGTTTCTTGGCCTCTTTTTCGATCTTTGGATCTTCTTCTTTTCTTTCGAACTGCTTTTTCATAAGCACTGTAAGTTCGTTTATCTTTGCAAAGGTCTCGTCCTTGTATGCCTCAAAATCTGCTTTTGTGAGGAATTCAGGAACGGGAACTTTTTCATCTATCTTTTCAATAGGTTTTTCTTCGGTCATTTTATCATCTCGTTTGATAATTTCAAATTGTGCCGCAGGATTGGCTCCTTTTTGGCAAATTGTAACTGCTGAGAGATTGATATCGGAAACTAATCTCCCACAATACTCTTCTTTTGTGCATGGCCTTGCAGCAAGAATATTTCCTGTGATAGAATAATTCTTGTATTGGCCTTGCTTGATCTTCTTTATCATACGGGTGCAATACTCGGTATCGTCCCATATTTTTGCAAGGACAAAAAGCGCCTCTTTGTTTTCAACTAATCCAGGATACTTCACAAGTTCATGAGGGTAAGGCAGCCTGACTTCAGTTTTGAATAGCGTGCCATTGACTTCTGTAGCTTCAAGTATTTCGCCAACAATGTGATCAGAATGATCCACAGTGAGTCTCGCCCTCCTCAATAGCTGAGGTAAGGCCTTCCTGACCGCATCAATCTTTACAATATCGCCTTGTGTATCCAGTATTTCCATAGAGGCGGGTCCAAAAATATACACTTCTTTTTTGTTGCTGTTATCAATCTTTGCAAACTCGCCTTCAAAAGTGAACATAGTTATCCCTTCTTATCAAAATAATTCAATAATTTAGTTTGGAGTCGCTTGGTCATCATTTCAAGTTCTTCCATTGCAGAATTATACAAGAACATGGTCCGCTTCATTGGCCTTGTCATTTCAACACCAAGCGGAGGGGGCTCAACATATTTTGCGTACTCAACATTTGCAACTTCACCGGTGACTGGATTAGGCAGTGTCGTTGTATCTGTAAATACTGTTATTTTGAAATCTGTTTCTTTCTTTGGGAAGGTAGATTGTTTTAGATTTCCAGTTTGGTAAGGCGCTCTTGCCTTGGCCTTATTTACTGTTTTTAGCGCCCAATCTGCAAACTCAGCATTGATTATATCTCTAAATTCAGGGGGGGCCTTTGCCAAAATAGTCTTTATAGGCTCCGTCTGGATATCAAGTTTGAAATCTATCATATTCCTAATGCTTCATTTGAATTATCATACTCTGGCAAAGGTTTGTATTTTATACCATTATCGCC